TATTGCAATGACGTCGCCAGCGCGCAGCCGATAGCCCAGATCGAAGTCATCCGCCAGCTTGCGACCGTTGAGCCTAACCACGACGTCATTATGCAGCCTCAGCGAGTCGAGAAGCGCTATCAGAGTCGAACCGACTTCAGTGGTCCCGCGCTGCTTAGGTGCGCCAGGAAGGCGCTGAAGCTCATATCGAACCATGCACCAAATACTCCACTTTGTTATAGATTTTCTGAAGGATGACGGCGCTGTCCGCGCGGACAAAACCGAACTCGCCGCGGGAGTGCAGGCATTTTCCCGGGTTAATCATCACGCCGACGTGCGCCGGTTCATTGCCGTAGTAGAACACCGCCAGACAACCAGAAACCGGGGCGGGCACCTTGCGCCAGTGGTTTGCCTCTTCTTCATAGCAGGTGATGAAATTCGCGCCTGATTCGTACCCGGCGACGTGATGCAACTCAAGGCCGAGCACGTGCCGGTAATACAGCACCACCAGGCCCCAGCAATCCACCTCATCAAAGGTGCAGGCGCGGTTCGCCCAGGGCTTGCCGTTAACAAGCCCGATAAAGTCGCTCTGGTTCATACGTTAATCAGTCCGGGATAGTCTTTTGTGGTGTAAATGAGAGGGTTCGCCAGCGTCAGCGGGTTAGTTTTCCCGACATTAACGGTGACGTTACTGCCATCAGCTCCGACGTCCTTCACAAAGAGTGACCAGGTCTTAAGCGGATCAGAATCACCGATCGCATTCCATTGCCGGTATACGCAGGTAATGGGGGTCATACGCCCCGCTCCTTTCCAGCTCTTCAGCGTGCTCCTGACCTCTTCCGCGCCCTGTTCAAAGGTGATCGCCATCGAGATAATTGCCGAGCCATCCTGTTTCGGCTCGATGATGCTGAAGGCTGCCGGTTGATAAACGTTCCCCCCGAACGTCGCTTCACGAAACAGCTTATTGACCACACGGTAATAGCCGAACGCCGGATGATAAAACTCAATGGTCTGCTTGATGTCGCTCGCCGGCCTTCGCTCTTTCCATTCTCTCAATGTCGGCATTAGTCAGCCCTCGGCATAACGGATGTCACCAGATAATCCAGCCAGTAGCCGTAGTTTTCTTGCGCCTCGACAATCCAGTCGTCGTAATCCTCGGTGATGTCCTCGATACCGTTACAGATGACACTGGCTGTCCAAGTGACGATATTGCCGTTCTTACTGGTCTGCACTGGCATGCTGATAAAGTGCAGCGTCTGCAACTGCACGCCCTGAGCATCACCGAGATCGATCGGCATCTGGAACCAGTTACGCCCGCGGTCGCAGTACGTCGGTGAGCGTAGCCACGATTTAAATCGCTCGGCCTGCTGCAATGTAAAAATCCACTGAAGCGACCATGTTGATTTCAGGTCAGTGGTTAGCGGTGTGAAAATGACAGGCCCGACCGCCGGCTGCGTTGTCTGCCACGCAGTATCCTGCGTCATGTTCTGGTCTGCGCGCTGAGGAAGCGGCAGCATATCCGGGTATGAAACTGTTGCCACGTTTCCTCCGGGCATAAAAAAAGCCGCGGCTGCGGCACTGATCGAATATCAGGATGTTGCTAAATGTGTACCACTGTTACTGTGTGTTTTTCACACAGAGAAAGGATGGGTATATGTCAGAGAAATTCAGAGTCAAACTCTCCTGCCCTGATTGCGGCAGTGAGCAATTCATATTTAGCGCCGAACCGCACACCATAGACAATGTCGAGTCCTGTGCTTCCTGCGGAAGGGCTATCAGCAAAAACGATGTCTTTCGCTACAGCAAAGAGTTCCTGGTTGATACGCTCAGAGACAGGTTGAAGGGAACCAAATTTAAGCTCAAGTAAGGAGATTAGGCTATCAAGTTGCGATTGAGCCTCGCTGGTGTCGACCGATATGGATGCCAGCAATTTTTTATCTTCCATTTATCTACTCCAATAAAAAACCCGCCGAAGCGGGTTGGTTTTAGTAATCGCCGTTTGCCTGACGGCGGAGGCCGAAGGCACCTTGCATCTCGGACGATATCGGCCCCCCGCTCTGAATGTCGGTGATTATGATATCAGTCACCATTTGGCCTCCGTTCTGGCTGCTTCTGGTATCGACATTTACTCCGCTGGCATAGTTGTAAACATTATTCACGACCTGCAACGTTCCGCCGCCAGAACCACGCAAATCCTTGTTGCTGATGACAGAACCGTTATCGCCGGGGATCATGTACTGGCTGCCATTACTGGCCTTGTAGATTTCAGGCATGCCGCCCTCGCCTACCTGATACATCGCGCCCGCAGAGACTGGGCCGCCGTTTTTGCGCTTTCCGGCGAGAGCCTTGCCAATAGCGAAGGCCGCCACCATCCCGGCAATACCAGCTATAGCTGCACCACCGAACGAGCCAATGGATGCTACCGTAGCCGCAGGGGTCCATGCTGCTGTAACCTGACCGGCAGCCTGCGTTGATGAATTTGACTGCATCTTGTCAGCTATCATCGCCATTGCTGCGTTTTTCAGATACTGAACGCCGACCTCAACCAGTGCCTGAACAACGCTATTTGCGATAGAACTTCCAAGATTCTGGAACGCTTCCGAAGCGCTTTGCGTTCCATCAATCAGTCCTGTTAACGAGCTCGCAGCCTGACTGGCGAACCCGTCCACAGCCGATGCCATCAACTCATTTGTTGTGCTTTGGTTTCGGAATATCTCCCACTGTGCGGCAATCCTCGCCTGCTCATATTGCGTATTGGCCGCGTTCCTTAGGGCCAAACCTTGTTGCTCAGTGATGGTCTTTTGCGCCTCAAACGCCTGAATCAGCGCCAACTCCTGCGCGTGCTGGTTGGCAAGCCGCTGTACGGGGTCAACTTCCCCCTGGGCCTGCTGCTGAGGTGTCACAACCTGCCCGGCTCGAATTTTCGCCAGATTAACCTGGTGCTGCTGCTCCATCTGCTCAGTGGCTGCGTTGTACTCCTGAAGGTCAATCTTCCCGGCATTCAGCGCGGCTTTCAGGTTCTGCATGGAGTCAGCGTAGGATTTATTCTCCGCCTGCTCCGGCATGGCCTTGAGCGCTTCGGTTACGCCCCTTGCCGCTGCCGCTGCATCCCATGCTTTAGCGGCGTATTGTCCTGCCTCCTGAATCTGCGCCTGAGTTGCAGCGCTTCCAAGAGACTGTTGCGCGCGTAATATCGCCTGTTCCCGGCTTAACTCTTGCGTCGAGCTGGCCGCAAGTTCAGACTGTTGTTTCAGGTTTGCTAATTTCTGCGCGATAGATTCAGACTGCGTTTCTGACTGCTTCCCGACCTTATTGCTTTCCTTTCTGGCCTCAGTTACGCGATAGGTTTCGGCATACTCATCCTGCAGCGCTTTAATCCGCTTCTGATCGGTGACTCCTGCATCTGCTGCATCATACTGAGCCTGCAGACGGGCTCTGGCTTCGCCTTCAAGTTTGGCTAGCGCAAGCCGACGCTCAGAGTTCTGCACCAGTTTTTTAGTAGCAGCATCGTCTCCTTTGGTTGCTGGGGCGTTGAATTGATTATTCCCTGCGTCTTTTTGTGCTTTAGCCCTAATGTGAGCTATTTCGCCTTCCACCTGCTTAAGCTGGACCGCCGCTTGCGCTCGACGCGCCTGGAAAACTGAATCCGACTCATACCAACGCTGACTGTCCTTAAGTTCGCTATTTAAATCCTGCTGGAGCTTAATTAGTTTCGGCATTCTCGATGAATCACCGACATTATTGTTGTAGTAATTAAGGTTGTCAGCGACGCTCTGCATTAACCCTGCAAGGGTAGATGTGAGGCCGATAGCTTGGTTTAAATCATTAATGGCATTTTTGAAGGCAACATCAAGACTATTCTTTGCGCGATCAATGCTGACCGGCATTTTATCAAACTCTTCGTTTACCGATTTCGACTGTTTCTGTATGGCATTCAGAGCATCTTGGGCGGTTAGCTTTCCCTCCAGCATTCGCTTGCGAAGTTCGCCTATAGATATTCCAAGACCGGCAGCAATCTGGCGAGCAAGCTCGGGCATCTGCTCAAGGATGGAATTGAATTCCTCAGCTCGCACAATTCCGCCGGAAATGGACTGCCCAAACTGCCTTAAAGCAGTTGCCATTTCCTCTGTGGAGGAGCCGCCGATAGTCCCTATTTTCTGAAGCGTAGAGGTAAGACCGAGAATTTGTGAATTTGTCGCACCTGTTTCTTTTAATGCCGTGGTTAACGACTCCCACAATCTTTCGGTCTCAGATAGGCTGTTCCCTGTTTGAGATGCGATGGCAGACAGGGCTGAAAGGGTTTCTTTTGCTACATCAATGCTGGGACTTAGACGAGCCACACGCGCCTGGAGCGTGACCATCTCATCACCGATCGCAATAAGCTTTTTCGCAGCATCAATAGTGAAGGCCGCCGCAATGGCAACGCCAACCTTATTTAATGCACCCTCGAATCGACCAGCAGATCTAGAAGACTGTTCAAACTTTGACTCCATTTGATCAAGGCGTTTATTTACCTGCTGCTGCGCTTGGATCAGCCCTGATACATCCGCCTCAATGTCATAGTAAATTTCACCTGCTTTTTCCGCCATCGTATACTCCGGGCATTAAAAAACCCGCCGTAGCGGGTTTAGGTCATTTTTAGGAAGTTAAATCTTGCCTTGAAGTTTGTATTGCAAATATTTTAACTTTGAAGCGAATCCAGAATTAATTTTATTTCCTACTGATTCGATAGTAACGTCAACGGAAGGTAGTACATTACCATCAATTATCACAGATTCAAGTGACGCCCAATCTTCACTAAAAATAGTGTATTCACATTTACCCAAACCTTTAAGTTGCACCCCAAAAGCATTGCTTGCTTGGAAATCTACAAATATATCGGCATTTTTAAGCGTAAAAAGCCCTTTTCTCACTCCCTCACGTAAAGATTCAACCTGAAGGCTTTCAATCTTTTTGCTAAGTTCTTCGCCTGATGGCTGTTTAGAGCTGATAAGGACCTTTTCCATCGAATAGGAGGATGGTGATTTCATTCTTGACTTGATTATTGAGCTACATGCCTCTGTCATTGCTGCATTTTGAGCATCTTGAGTTGGTACCAATGCGATTGCCGCAACAATGCAAACCATTACAATTATCAAACCCAAAACAATCAACTTCTTCATATCCCTACCCACATTAACGTTTTCTTACATGTTAGGTCATGGGGTATGCAATGGAAAGCAAAAACCCGCAGTTAAGCGGGTTTGGTTTTCTTGATTAGGCTATAGGGTTATCTTGGTAGGCAGCGTTTTGTATAACCGCCGACAGCGTGCCCCTTTGAGTTCCCCGTAAAGCAGACATTCATTCCGCGTTCTGTAGTCTGAGATTTGGCAATGTCGTTAATGACAGAAAGATACCTTCTCATTTCTGTTAGCTCTGACTGCATATGAAGCAGCTGATTTGCAATATTGTACATAGCGTGAATGCGGATTCTGGCACCCTGCACATCGCACCCATCCTTTTGCAGCTCATCCAGAAGCTCAAGTTCAGGAGCGCGGTTTTTCTCATCCAAAATCACCTTCGCTGAAATCCAGTCGTTGGCGAATTTACGATTATGTGGATCGGCCGTTTCTACAGGGAAGTGATAGCGAGGGCTTGCTACTGATTGTTGCTTACCCAGGAATTCACCTTCTATTACTTTGGTAGCGAGGTACTCAACCGCTTCCGCTGTCTGTTTGGGTGAAAGCTCATCGATATGCTTCACGCCAAACTCTTTATGCACCAGTTTGTACACTGCCTGGTACGTCATGCCGTATTTACCCATAATGCGGTTCACGATTCCGCGCAATGGGGTGCGATCATCAACTGTGGTTTCCGGAACCGGACGGATTGCCGCTCCTTTCGTCCAATAGTCATGCAGAACCGTGAAGCACTCTTCCTGATACTGGATCAGCTTATCGCGGATATCGGCACGAACCTTCTCGGGGTTGATGCTGAACAGCCAGCCGTTGAGTTTCTTCAGGGGGATGCAGAGCATCTTCTGAATGCCGCCTTTTGAAGGGATTGCGATATCACAACACCCGAACTTAGATGGGGTTGTCATATGACTACCCCTTTCATCGTCAACGATAGAGATATCTCTACGGTTGGAATTCCCCACGCCACCCCTCAATTTACGAAGCTGAGTAGCCCAATCAAGGCCAAGATTTTCCACGACTGGACGCATCGCCACATAAGCGATACCGGCGGCCATAGCAGTGATAATCTGCTGGCCGTTGAACGGTACGTAAGACGTGTTAACTGCTTCAATAATTGCTATACTTGTCATGTCGATAATTCCTCATCCGATTTATTCGATACCGAAGCCCTGACTGTTGCTGCAGTTGGGGCTTCAACTTTTAAGCGACCCATCGCCCTTCTTCTTTCATCCTGTCCATGAACATCCGATAAAGCTCCTCGTTCACAGATCTACCATTTTCCGCCGCTACCTGCTTAGCCAGAGCCAATATTTCTTCTGGCCATCGCAAATTAAACTGAGGTAGTTTTCTTGCACCTTTCATTACCCCTCCCGCAATGTGAACCACCGTGGTTCACTTGAGAATGTACTATCACCGTTATATGCTGTCAAGAAAAAACATGGTGAATTAATGTCCAGAGATGATCCGCAATTCAAGTTGCGACTTCCTGCTGATTTGAAAGCAAAACTTGACCAGAGGGCCAAGATGAACGGTCGTTCCATCAACGCTGAACTGGTCCAGATAGTGCAAGTGGCATTATCTGAGCCATCGCCAGTATCAGGCTACCGCGACGACGCCGAGCGCCTTGCTGATCAACAGGCAGAGCAGTTTAAGAAGGTCGTATTCGATACGCTTAAAGGTATCTACAGCAAGGAGAAGTAATCATGGATAAGTTCTCCTCAAAGATTGCCAGAATTTCCGGCATGACCAACAAGGAAATCATCGATCTGCACCTCGCCATGCAGGAGGAGATCAAGAAGCAGTATAAATTGAGAGCTAACCCGAAGAACTTGCAGAACGCCATTTCTCTTTGTGAAAAATGCGTCGCCATATCAGGAATCGTCATCGAGGCTATGAAGAAAAAGCACCGCGCCGAATGTGACGAGTATGCTCGCCTCGTTGGACGCTTATCTCCTAATTCAAATTTTTATTACCCCAACCACGCAGCAGCACATCAACTGTGCATCATCCTCAAGAAGCAAGGGAATACCAATCAAATAGCCTACATCGAAGATAAAATGATTCGCGAAGGCTGGGGTAGCGGAAAGAGTGTGGATTTACTCGATCTTTAAGCCCACCTGAGTGGGCTATTTGCCTTTCTGTTCTGCTCGTTTTCGTCGGCGTTCTTCGCGCTGCTCTTCGCGTTGCATATCGTCGAACACCTTCATGATCGCTTTCATCATCATGAAATTGATGAAGTGGTGATTAACGCAGCCGTGAATGCGTAGCTGCTCGGTGAACTCTTCAGCCGATCGCAGCGCCTCCATCATGTTCTTCTCGCCAGTCATGAACTCTGAGAAGTCGCGCCCCGCTCTGGAGGCGCACTCAACGATTCGGTTATTCATAATCACGCGGCCGCATACAGCATTTTCATCTGCCCCTTAACCGGGAACGCGGCCATGCAGCGGGCTTCAAAGTCTCGATAATCTGAGCAACCATTAGCTATGCTGGTAACGGCGATGATTTGCCGTTCAACGAGAGTCAGCGCGTCAGGCTTTAGGTGCTGATGAATCTTGTCGCCAGTTGCCAGCCTACTTTTGACTTCTGCATAAACCTCTGGCGGCAGAACCGGGCCATAAACCCATTTGGCACTAATCATTCCGAACAAAGCAGGACGGCGCCCAGGGCGATGACGCGGCAATCCCGACATTTTGAACAGCGCGGCATAAAAGGGATCGCTGAACCGTTTTTCCCATGGCTGAGACTCGCTAAGCAGAAAAATGGCTTTGATTCTGTCGTCATCAATTTGATGTGCTGCGCCCTGGATGATGGCGTCGATTTGCTCATCGCACCAGATTTCAAAATCGACAGAGAGCCAACGAGCAAAACGTACGGCCAGTTTAGGGTGTAGCCATGTACCGCCGCCTCGGTCTTTGCGGGCACGGCTTGTTTTTACATACGAGATTTTCCCGTATCTACGCTCAAGGGCCTGAATGTATGAGTCTGTTTCAGGTAAGCGAAGGAAATCGTTTGGTGCTTTTCCAAATTTCTCTGCGGCAGTGGTTGCATCAAACCATCCGTCGTCAGAAAAACGCATAGGGTGACCTTCGAACTCAATCGGTATGATATTAGACATCGTCATTTCCTTTTTGGTGATATGAGCCAGTTCCCCAGATATGGACAGCCCAAGAGCGGCACGATGAAAGCCACCGTCCTATCTCTGTCTCATATCCCGAAAAGGGCTCTTGGTTTGATTTGCGCGGGGATTGCGCAGTGAAATTTGGGTATAAAAAAGCCCCGGACAATGCCGAGGCTGGTTTATCTGGTTTTAGTGGCTTGTTCCTGCTGCATCATCGCCTGCCAGCGGCGATCGTCCTCATCCATTACCTGATCGTACTCGTCCCTCGTAAACCCTTTCTGGTTCGGGTATTTGGCGTTGAGCAGTAATGCAAATTCCGTCATCGTCAGGTTTTCGGCCTCTTCCCGACTTATGCCGAAATGGTTGCGGGCCGCCATGATGTAGTCGGTTGCGCGGAACTCCGACGTGGTCTCGTTGCTTTCATGGCGCTGCAGCTTGCGCACCTTCGCTTTTCCGACGATGCCGTGCGTCATCAGGTTTTGCGCGATGATGACCATATTCTCCGGCGGCAGGCTGCCCGGACGCCAGACGAAACCGCGTTTGCGTCCTTTCCCTGGGCGCATCCAGCCGACCAAATCACCTATATCATCATCGCAGCACGCCGTAAGCACGGTGTGAGCCGCCATGATGGCTTTGCGAGTCAGAAGGCCGCTCTGGATATACCGCAGCACGCAATCCGGAAGCCGGCTGTACTCGTCGCGGATATAAGCCTCTGCTGCGCGCTGCACTAATGGCGTCGCCTCATCGTTGCACAGGTCATAGAACGTTTGAACGATTTCGGCAGGCTCGCCGATACGCGCCATGTTGCGAAACGACGGCCGGAAAAAGAATTCCCGGTGATCGGTACCGATAACGCATTCACCTAATTCTTTAATGGGGGTCATAGTCGCTCCATAAACAGTATCAAGGGCGCCGCAACGCCCTTTGTACTATTCACGAAACAGCCAGGTGATTAGCTGATCGTGACCGTGCATGCTACTGAGGTAATTTTGACTGGCGTCGCTGACGAATCAGTGACCTCACAGGTATAAACCCCTGCGTCACCAGATACGGCGCTCGCTTTGTTAAACGTTGCCGTGGTTTGACCGCTGACGACGGTACCGTCTTTTTTCCACACGTAGGTGTATGGAGACGTCCCGCCATCGACCGCTACCGACATATTAAGGGCTGACCCTGCGGCTACTGTCTTGGTGGCCGTCAGGTTCGTAGTGAATGCCAGCGCCGGCGGAGCGACTTCAAATACGACGGTGTCCGCGTCGGCAACTTTCCACTCCCCGGAGAAGGTGGAAATGTCGGACGTACCAAAATCACCGGACCATGAGGTAGTATTGAAATAACCCATGATGTAGGTTCCGGCGTCTTCGCCCACAAAGTCGAAGCGGACCCAGACCGTCGGCTGACGGCCGGCCTGCACTTCATCGAAAATATATTTCGAGATAGCGATGGCGCCAACTTCCGTCGTTTTATCCTTCTTGCGGAACTCACCTTCCCCTGAGATGGTGAAGTCCATGTTGTTGACAAGGTTCTCAACCAGACCTTTCGTATCGTCAGCCTCAGAGGTGACGGTATTCATGGAGTAGTCGAAGCCCTTAGTCGTCAACGCCCCCAGGCGTTTCCATTCAGAAAGCTCAGGGACCGTATCCGCACAGCCCATAGCCATGCGGAGCACGGCCGCCTTCCCAATCAGCTTGCCGGTATCATTAGCACAGCCTTGCATGTGTACCTCTCAAATAAAAAAGGCCGCCAGATGGCAGCCTGATGGGTGATTCTGGCGATTATTCGCCGTATGTGCATGAGACGAGCAGCCGGGTTACTAACCGGCCCTCTTCGGTGGATATTGGCGCCGGAACATTGCCGACAAGACTCAGCGCGCCTACGCAGTCATCCGCGCCAGATTGTGCACTGATGTATTCGACGATGGCGTTAACCGCGGCGTCAGCAGCGTCAGGATTCGATTTCGATGAAACGACATCGACCATCACATACCAGTCACCGCCGCGGTCGTACTCGATATTGGTACCGCCAGAAGGTCGAAATACGATGAACTGATCGGCATCCTTGCCGGTGTCGCGCCATTGCCGCCACTGCACCTTAAACCCGGAAGTTAGCCCTTCGTCTACAAACAGGTCCCTCAGGCGCATATACATCGCAGGTGTCATAGCGAAAGCTCCTTTTTAACCGCGGCATCAATCTGGCTGCGGGTATCCTCGAAGCCCTTCGTTAAGAACTCTTTCTGCGCCGATGCGCGCCGGAAAGTTTGCTTCACTTCCGGGTCGTGAACAAACACCGCATAAGACGCCGTGTAGCCAACGCGCCCGGTCACCCGCACACCATTAGCAGTGATTTCCCGGAACTGGCTATTGATGAGAGTGGACGTGTCGATCGGAGTATATAGCGCAGCCTGCGCACTCCCGATGAGCATCGCCGACTGCAACGCGCGCACAACTTTTCGCCCCTGCACATCCTTAATGATGCGGTCGAGATTGGCCTTAGCCTGGCGGATGCCTCGAACTTTAGCGCCCATAATCAGACTCCCGTAATAATGGCCCAGTCATCTTCAACACCATCAAGGGTATCGTTCCACTGAGTGAAAGCCCTTATTTCGTCCGCTTTGGTGTTGTAGGGGTTAGTATCGGTGCTTGTTCCGATAAGGATGTAATCGCCCTCTTCAGCATCAGCGTAAGCGGTGAAGAAGGTGTTTTTAACGACAATCCCCTGCCCTAATTCGCTGAGTTTTGACGAAAGACCGCCAATGTAGTCACACATGATATTTATTGGCGGCTGGAAACCATACGGCTGGCCGCCACCATCAGTATCACTACCATCGGCATCTCGAATCCTTTTCCAGAGGGTGCATGGCTTGTTGTATGACCATGAAGCTGTAGACGACATCAGTCATCCCTCCATCGCAGCACGATTGCGCCTGTAGCCTGTATGCGAGGGCAGTTAATCATCCACTGCCCGGCGCCGTTAACGTAAGCCGTGGTCTGCTGGCCGGTATCGGTCATGACCCACACCCGGGTAAACGTTCGCGGTAGCCGCTGCTGAACTGAAATCCAGACCATCAGCAGCCACCAACAACGAGAAACAGACCAACCTTTTGACCGACGTCGATCGGCAACTCCGAGGTGCACCCGGATTTATCCAGCGCCTGCAGCGCGTCACGCATGTTAAGAACGTTGTCGCCATAGTCAAACGAGCGCGATGCTCCGGACGCTGCCCCCTGAGACTTAATGCGCTGCGTATAAGCCGTCAGGGCCATCAGGGTGACTGCGTAAACCTGAATCAGCATCTGGTCGCACTCATCGTACGCGGCTCCATCTAAGCACGCCTGAATAGTCGACAGCTTGCAGAGGTAGGCGTCAATCATGAAGTCGGGAACAGTGGTATAGCCGAGCGCAGACAACTGCTGTTTGACCTGCTCGGAGGTTATCTGCACTACAGCCATGGTTATTTCGCCTTCTTCTTCAGCTCGTCGATTTGTTTCTGGGCCTCGTCGAGGTCAGCCTGCAGCTTCGTGTTGTCAGCGGTCAGCGACTCCACTTTGCCTTTAGCCTCGTCGAGGTCAGCCTGTAGCTTTTTCAGTTCGGCAGGGGTCGCCACCTCCAGAACCGTGTCACCAACCGGAATGGCTTTACCTGCAAGCCAGAGCGGAAGAGTTTCGCCTTTGTAGACATCACCCTTTTTCAGTTCGTGACTGTCATGGGTAAGCAGCCATTGTTGTTCTTTACCAGCCATGCGGCCTCCGTAAAAAAGATGGGGCCGAAGCCCCACAGGTTATGCTTTGGTCAGCTGAACGTAACCAGCCTGGCCGTTTGCATCGTGTTTGAACTGGGGTGCCGCGGCAGCCAGCACCGAGAAAACATAATCGTCTTCAGGGTTCAGGCGCGCTTTAGGACGCATGGTCATCGGCATACCATTCAGGATCTGAACGACATCCGGGCGTTTAACCACGCCCAGCAGTTCATCGGTCGGAACCTTCGAGGCCGGAACCAGGGCAGCCACGCCAGGGATTTCCATGATGCGAGACAGGATGGTCTTCGGATAGTTAGCGGCATAGTCGTTAACCGACGCGTAGAACCAGTCTTTGTAGTTCAGGTAGATCGTCACCGGCGCATAGAAGCTTTCGTTATGCAGCAGGTTAATCAGGTCGGAAATTGCCGCCACCCACTGCGCGCCGCTGGCGCCGTTCAGAGTAAGGCCGTGAGTGCCGGTGCCGCGGTTAGGCGCAGTACGCAGACCATAAATGGTAGCGCCGCCAACGTTGATGTTCGGATCGCCATTCAGCACCATGTCTTCCAGTTTCTCAGCGACTTTGCGCTGATGGTTGGAAATGGCGTCGCTATCCAGCGAGTAACCTTCAGTCTGAGCTGCCAGCATCTGGCGCCAGCCGAATGTCAGCTCACTGTCGATGATCGGCAGCGGCGTACCTTCGTAATCCATTACCGGCTGATCGCCCTTCGCCTTGCCGCGACCATCTAGGCTGATATTCACATCACCGGAGTCGGACAGAGTCATGAAGTAATGGACGATTTTACCCAGCGCCATCGGGCGGGAGACGCTGGAAGCCAGGTCATTAAACACCGCCAGCACATCACGCTGTACGGTGATAGCCGAACGGTCCCATTCGCCCCAGACGTCTTTCGGCAGCACCGATGCGTTACCAACGAGCTCATCGAAGGCGATGAACTGGCCATTTGCGTCGTTGACCGCAAAGCCATGCTGTGCAGCCATGTTGCGCTGCATCATGTCCCAGCGGCGGCGAGCATTCAGGATCAGCGCCTGCTGTTGTTTGGTGAACTTTAACATTCGTATTTTTCCTTATGCCTTGGCGTACGGAGTGGAGAGGATCACCACGTCGGCGAAACCTTCCGCCGCCAGAGTGCGCCCTGCTTTTTCGTCGAACGTTGCAACGACCTGATTACCGGTGGCCGCTGCTTTGAATACGCCGCCGGTACCGATGGTCAGCTCCTGGCCTACCGTATATGCAGCTGCCGCCAGGCGAACGTTGTATTCCTGTTCGCCTTCAACACGGTATGCCACGCCGGTTTCGTTCGCTGCGTATGCAGTGGTGATTGCCTGCCCGATGAAACGACGGTTGCCGAGGATGAGCCAGCGGCCGGTGGTGTCGGTAGCCACGGCCAGTTTTCCGGAGGTAATCTTGACCGCGATACCAGGGTTAGACGCTGCCGCAACCGGCAGGTTTATGGTTTCCGGTTCGCGCTCGACCGGCCCGCGATAGATGACGTTAGCCATTATTTTTCCTCCTGATCGATGCCAGCGTTGAGGTCGTAGTCTTTCCACTGGTCATTTTCAGCATTGACCTGCTGGAATGATGGATTCAGACCGGTGCTGGTCTGGCACTGTGCATACATGTCGTTCAGCGCTTCGCCAGCCAGCGAATTGATCGCCGCTTCAGTCATGAACGGAAATTTCACTTTGACCGCATCACGCTTGGTTTTGAGGTCTTTCTCAGCGTTGGCCTGCAGTTGAGTTTTCAGCGTGCCGATCTCATCGGTGAGCGGCTTGATTGCCAGGTTAACGGCAGCAGTAATTGCCTCCGAGTTGATCTGAGTACCCGGCAGGTCACCGGCTTTCTTCTGCGCTTGCTGGTTGTAGGCATCCCAGACCTGATCGTCGGTCAGCCCCTCGGTTTTTACGCCTGCGGCATTGAGCGCGGCGATCATCTTCTCTTTCATCGGGTTTGTTTCTCCGTTGGTTTTGACTTCGTACTCAGTTGGTTTGCGCACGACTTCTACTGGATCGCCGACAAGTGCTACGACCCTGTCGGAGATGAGGTATTTCTGGTCGAGGAGTTTCGGTTTTGCGCCGTCAGCGTCTTCTTCATAAACGAAATGGTCAGGCCAGACGCTGACAACGTAGCGCCACTTTTTGTCGTCCTGCTTAATGGCCATCCGCAACGCCTGGTAGATATCGTCGAATGACATTTCGGAAGCGTTGCTGAAGAAGAATTTGGCTTTATTCCAGAGGCCGTCTTTCATGCTGTTCGCCGCTTCAATGAGGCTGGCGGTTTCCACTTCACCTTCCTGCCCGTCGGCGTTCACGAACATGCCTACACCCTCTGCGGGGGTACCGGCGCCCGGCTCATCCAGCAGGATAGCGATGTGGTCGAACTGCATGTTCCGGGCGATCCACGAATGCTTCTTGCCCTTCGATTCGCCGGACTTTTTCTCTTTGTTGGTGAGCAGACCGGTAGAAAGGTGGATCGGGTCGGTATTTGTGCCGGCGATCATCTCGTCGAGACGGTTAATCAGGCGCTTACCATCAGGCTTTGTCTCAGCGACCGCCTTATTGATGTAAACGTCCATGACGACTTGGTCGCCTGACTTACTGACGTTCTGCGCCCAGGCACCGACGTGATAGGTGTTAATGGCTTGAGGGTCATTGGCGCTGACATACTTGCCATCTACCATTGGGTGCGGGAGAGGCATCAGCTTGCCTTCCATCGTCTGGTAGCTGTTGTTAATCTCCTCAGCCGGGTACAGTCCGCCATTCATCACGATGTCATCGACGATCGGGACCGCGCCACGAATGACGTAGTGCTCCTGGCCGTTGATAGTTGTCGTTGAGATGTTGGAAGCGTTGATGGCGAGGGATTTAACATGAATACTTGTAAGGTTCATGTTTAACCCTTTGGATTAATAAAATGAAAAAATGGTTATTGGCCTTAGTGTTTGTTGTCACTATTCCCGCTCATGCAGGCTTCATGACTGGCAATGAGCTTTATGAGCTCTACAAAGCGTCAATCCGTGCTGGTCAAGCGTCGGCAAGTGACAAGGACTTTCGCGATGCGAACGAGTATTTGGGCTACGTAACAGGCGTATGGGATACGCTCGAAGGTTTTGCCGTTTGCACTGGTGACAACATTACAAGAGGGCAAATTGGCGACATGGTTGGTGAATATCTTAGAAGCAATCCAAGCATCAGGGATAAACAGGCAAGTTCAATAATCATGATTTACCTGAACTCTAAATATCCTTGTAAGAAGTAGCTAAGCGGCCATTTTATCTGGGGCCCACTGTTCACGTTCTTTCGCCAGCTTCTCAGCCAGCCCTTTGTTAAATATGCTGCCGTCGTCGTTGAGCAGTACCGGAATCTGGCTGCAATAGCAGTTGTACCGGTTGCCATTCTCGGCGTAGAAGTCTCGCACCTGCTCCGTGGTATAGACCTTTCCGTGACGGCTGGCGTGCCAGCTACGCGTCGTAGGTTTAAGCGCAGAAAGCCACAGAAGACCGGTATTCAGCCCAAGCCGATCCGCCGCCCAGTCCGTTTCGTTCCATTGAGCCTGACGCAGCGCGCCGACCTGCTCAGTCTGAGCCATGTTCTTTGCGCGACTCTTTGAGACGTCAAGCCGCTTGCTTATCACCTGCGCCGTTTCACGCGGATTCACACCTCGCCCAACCGCATCCGCGATGATGTTCGCCAGGTCACCGCGTGCCCGATCACTCTCCAGCTTCCAGTCGCTGTAGGTGCTGATGTACGCGGCGGCGATTTGGTTCTGGTATGCCGGGCTGCTCAGTAACTGCGCGAGAGTCGTTTGGCTGGCGTACACCTGCGACTGCTGGGACAGGTTATTGAACGCCTCCAGCGTGCCGCGCTGCGCCTCTTTGGTGACATAGTCCATCACCCAGAGGTCTTGCTCGCCGCCTTCCAGCAGGTGATCGTCCAGTATGGTTTGAACGACGTTCAGCAGGTCCGCCAACTCCTGCGGCGTCATGTCATATATGAACCGGGCAGCATTCACCTGGTAAAGCGTCGGATCTTCGCCGTTAACGTGGCACAGGAAGTGCCATTTATGGCTGTTTGCCTCACGCTCCCTACCAGTCAGGCGCTGGTCGAAAAGAGCCTTCAATGCAACCTTTATCGCGTAGTAACGGTCATCGATGTCGCGTTCCATCTTGCTGACTGCTTTACGCGACATCGTGGGGTCAACTTTCGACCGTGGTATCACCGGACTTTTCGGCTTCTGGTTCTGGGTCGGCCAGAGGATCAGGCTTTGGTTTACGGTCATCAGGCGGAATCTCATCGTCAAGTTCAGGCAATGGTTGGAGTTCGCCCGCCGCGCGGATTTCGTTCTCTTTGATAGCAGAACGTCCAAAGGCATTCGTCGATTTCACAGCAACGTCCGCGAGCTTGTCCATGTTGGCAATCTTCTCCGCCTGACTTGGTGCAAGCAGATCAGACCAACCGACGGTGATTTCTTCGCCCTGTGAGGGAGGGATAATACCCAGCATCCAGAAGCGCGAGACAACATCAGTAATCACGTCGGTAAGAAATCCCTTGCGACGGCTCATTCTGGTCCTGGCCCACCCTTTGGCATCCTCAGTGCTAGCACGTTCGCCAGTCTGCATGCCAATCAGCTCTTTGACCGGGATCGGAACGGTAGCACAAAACTCGCACAACGCTGTTCGCCATGTGGGCTCCGGGTCAGACGCGGTCACACTCAATACCTCGGCGGTACCAGCCTGCATGAAGCTGGCGCTATCAGTGCTATCGTTCAGCCGGCGAACTTGCTGATCCAATGCTTCGGCAAGTTGCCCTTCAGGAACGCCGAGCGCTTTCGCCAGCGCTGAGAAGTTTGTTTTCTCGCTGAATGAATAGTTGAGCTGCCGGCTGGCGTTCTTCAGGAAACCCTCGGAAGCCCCGCCGCTCACCTTCTCGATATCAAGCAGCTTGTTGAAACCCGCCTCAAGCAATGACTTACCTGATGTCATCACGCCATCGTCAGAGCCTTCAGCCAGGATAATGACGCGGTCCGGGTGGACATTGACGATCCGACCTGGCCGCGCATCGAAGTTCCCGTCGACAGGCAACTCGGTGAACGAATACATTGTAACTTCGCCGAAGGTTTCGCTTTCCGGGTTATCGTCCCAGTTAATGGGATCAATCTGCGCCTCCCAGACCGGGATCAGCTTAACGAGCGCCTTTTCCTGGGTGCGACCAACCACGGCGGTATCGACCGGGTCCCACCAGTTTTTGCTGTCCTTAATTTGCAGCAGCAGCGCCGAATACCGGCCCACAAGATTGCGTCGGTCTGCGCCTTTAATCTGCTCCCAGCAACGCTTAAGCAGCTTGTTAACGCGCTTATCCCACGGAGTCTGTTTCGATGCATCCTTCGTCTGGTCACCCTCATAAACCTCCGGGAAGTCCTCCCAGCAGCCGTCGACCATTCGGGTTACGGCAGCGCCAGCCACCGCGTTACGCCGGTATGCCCGATAGAAGTCATCAAACGTCAGGTGCTGAGGATAGCCGAACTCCTGGTAGAGCCGCTGGCGTTTTGTGTTGCTGGTCCCGTTAAAGAGCATCGACAGATTTTTACTGCGTTCCCGCTCAATGCTGGCGTTACTGGCGCGCTGTTGTTTCATTTCGCTTTCGGTCACGATGTCCTCCGTCAGCGCGAACGCACCAACATGCCGGTTATTTTTTGTGGTGAGTGAAGTACGCGGTAACGAGTGCCATCCCAGTCGTGATCTTCCTGCTGGGTGTCTACGTCGTCAGGATTTTTATCGTCGCGGACAAGCACAGGGATACGGCTAATCCAGCCTCGGCAGTAGTCGAAAACGTAGAAAGCTGGCTTCTCAGGCACGCCTGCTTCCAACCTCTTACCTTCGATTACTGCTTCCAGCATGTCAGCAAATATCGATGCGCCATTGATGCGAGAGCCTGGCTTTTTATCGGCAGCAAGCCATTCAACGCCTTGACTCTCCATCTTCTGAGCGATCGATAACTCGTTATCCCCGGTGTTGAATATTGCCCCGTCTGCCGGGCCGGGAATAACCTCACTGCAGATGCCGGGCATGATATGCAGTTGCCCCTGCGTAACCCCATCGAGTTGAATCTCTTCCGGCTCATCTGCATCTTCGCCAACCAGTCGCTTATCAATCCACGCCACGCCTTTAGCGACGTTTGTGGACGACATATTCAGGCCCTTGTTGAGCTCGTCAGGCGGGCAGCCATACCACTCGCCAATCAGAATCAGAGACCCTGCAGGCGGGCAGAACTGGCCGCCATCAGGTAGCTCAGCGGCAGTGCCATCGGCCTGTGCCCACCACAGGTTGGAGAACGGCTTTGACTCGCCCCAGTCATGAGAACGGTCAACGGTCCAACTATCTGGTATGCGGAACGGCTTAATTACGTGGATCGCTTCATTCCACAGGTGGTCAAAGCGTCCGCCGCTGGTGACGTCCCATGAGCCTTCTACCCACGCTTTACGCCGGTTCGGGTCTTTGATAGCCATCAGGGTTGCGATGTACTGAGGATCGAGATACGGGTTTTCTTTGAACGAACCGTGAATTGCAACGCGTGTAAGCGTTACATCTTCCTCTTTCTCCGTCTGCGGGTTAAATACCCGCTGAGTTTCGCGAATGATGGTGCCGCGAGGCGCTGGCTCTATGAAGCGTTTCTTTACCCACGTATGCCCGATACCAAAGGGGTTTGTCGTGCTAAACGTTTCAAGCGGGATCGGCCTAAGCAGAGAGCCGTTAGCAAGCGGGTAATTCTCAGGCCTGAACGATGAGCGCCGGCAGGAGAACATCATTTCGTAGAACTCGGCAGACTGCTGCTTTGTCAGTTCGTTGAAGCCAATGAACGGAAATTCCTGCCCGTGATAGTCCCAGTAGTCGCTCTCTTCTTTCCCGAAGCGGAAGAGCAGCTCTTCGCCCGTAGGCCATACCCAGCGCAATTCCGAGGCTGAAGCTAGATATCGTGCGCCATCATTGAACAGGCGATACATACGCTTTGACTGCGTAATGATATCGGTGAGGTTTTTATACTCGGTATCGAAAATCACCCCACGCCAGAACGAGCCGTAGCCCAGACCGACGAGACGACGGAAACGCGCCAGTTGCGCGGCAGTTTTACCCGGTCCGCGTGTTCCCTCGTAGAGGATTTCGTTACACGGGCAACTCAGGGAGAGCGATTGCGACCCCGGCAAAGGTTTCCAGACGGCTTTGTAATTCATCCACCCAAGACCTCGCCCTGCTGTTTTTGTGCCGCTTTTTCCCAGTCCTCTACGTTATCGCAGGACGGTACCGGCATAATGCTGTGGGTAGCTGTGACATTCTGCTCAACCTGTTCTTTAAATGCCTGGACCCTGATGTGCTTGCCGAGTAATTCCAGATTTTTGACCTTGTCCGGCCATTTCACCTTTTTAAGGATGGTTTCTGCCGTCTCCTCGTCGAAGTTCTGAATCGTGGTGCTGATGTCCAGGCCGGTTAACGACGTTCGCCAGGCCTTCGGCCATGAGCTAATCGGCCTCAGGCTACCGTCGTCGTTCAGTATGTCCAATACGTCCATCTGGTCGATCTCAACCAAGCGACGAAGAACATAATCTGCATCAATACCAACATCTTCGTTGCGCTTCGCTTTGAGTTCGGCGATTCTGTTTTGGATGTCAAGTTTTGACAAGTTCTGGGCAGCTATGCGGTTCGCAGTTTTGACGCTGTACCCCGCCCGAATAGCCGCCTGTGTAGCGTTTAAATCGATGAGGTACTCGCGACAGAACATTTCTTGTTTGTCAGTGAGTGCCATATTTTTCCTTAGGTTAGGCTTACGGGAAAATACTCAATAGAAACGCCATGACATAAAGGCTTTTGGAACTATGAAGAAAAATTTCACAATTGAAATTAGGCGTTATCTAATAAATCGCTTTATTGATATTGCAATGGAACAAAAACTGACTAAGTACAACTATGCACAACGGTTACAAAGCGACAAATTTGAAATAATGGGATGTGACCCACTCGATAATCCTGTAACTCATTTTGAAAAGCAGGTTGTACAAGCATGCTCATTTAGGATTAAGACATCACTTGAACTAGCTATTACCCTTAAGGTAATAAAAGACGAACTACATCCAGTGGTGTTGTATGGCGATCATACTTGGATGCACTTGTACGGCGTGACGCGTTTCGGGCGTTTTTATCGAAAGTCACCTAAGTTACTACAGTCCTGTATCATTGCGTTAACATTACAAAGCCAGAAACTAATCAAAACCACTACTAAATATAAATGGCTAGCAGGCCTTGTAAGCTTCTTTATGCTTGCGGCAAAGGTATGGCAATCCGGAGCTATCGATAAAGCTTGGATCGGCATTAGCGCTGCATCTGGCTTATTTTTTTTGTGGTTACTATCATTTTTCCGATAGGGTTAATTATTATTAAACCACTGCTTTAAGTGACTTAGTAGTGCCCTACTTCAGGCACTGCGTGCGGATGCAGTCCTGCTACTGGCTAATTGCCCGATAGTAGGCCTGCCAGCGGTTTTTATCTAACCGCAGTTGACGCAGACATTGAGCTGTTTCGACATCTGACTGCAGGTCTTCGTCGGTATCCTTCCCTGCGTCACTTGCTTTGCACGGCGGGTTCATCAAATCTGGGGATGGCGTTGGCAGCGTCGATAGCTCGCTGGCGCAACTGCACAGCATCATCGTCAAACCGGCACACAGTACGATTCTGAGACTGGACATATTTCACCACGTCGCGGGTTATGGTTCGGTAGATGACCTTGCCCTCTTCTGTAGCGGCAGCGGCCTTTTGCTCTACCGGCTGAATAGCTCTTTCGGCTTTCTCTTTTTTCTTCGCCGCCAGGGCGTTGATATGGTCAGCGTGAGAATTCCAGCCAGAACGCCATGAGAAAACGCAGGAAAGCACCAGGATAACCACTGCGCTGATAATGGCGGTTAATCGGCTCATTGGTCCAACCCCCAGCACGTCAATGCGCTTTCCTGGTCACGCCGCTCAACCTGACCGTAACAGCCATTCTTTTGGCCTTTGGTCAGCCGGCAATCGCGGCCACCGTCTTTAATCCACCAACGGATCGCTTCACACGCGCCTTTGCGGTCACCGGCATTGATTCGTTTGTAGAACGTAGAGGGGAAGCATTTACCAGGTCCGATGTTGTACGGACAGAATGACGCGATACCGACTTTTTGCGGTGCCGTTAGAGGAACCTTGATATTCCGGTCTACCCAAGCCAGCGCCTTGTCGCGCTCGATGGCGTTTACCTGGTCACATTTGGCCTGCGTTAACTTCATGCCCTGCGTTACAGGCTTGCCATCAACCCGGGTTGCTCCCCGGCATATCGTCCAGACGCCAGAACCATCACGGTAAGCCGTCAGGCTGTTACCCTCTTTCTCATTCAGGAACTGATCCATCAGCGTTGGCGCTGATGCGCCCGCCGCAATCAGGGCCAACATGGCCGCACTGAGTTTTGTTTTCAGGTTAGCCATCACTATTCATCCTGCGGTGGCGGGCCACCATAACCACGATCAAGGGACTGCTGATACATTTTCGTCCAGCGGCGCTTAAAGTAGAGATTGGTCAGGTAAGTCGCTACACCAATTATCACGCCACTGGCCAAGGCAATAAAATTCCAGTCAAGACCATGAAACCAGTCATAGGTCCTTGCCAGCCCTGTGCATATAAGGCCGCCTGACGTGCAGTACGAAGCCGCCGAAAAGATTTTGTCAGGCATTTTCATAGTCTCCACCTCCGATAATGTTCGGGGTGCTATCTGTAGTCAGTAAAAGGGTCAGGCCCGTCAGGCTGGATTTAACAACGAAGCGTGTCGATGATGATTCCTGCGGGACCTGATAATAAAAAGGCCATGCAAATGCATGGCCTTGTGATTTGAATCCGTTATTTACAAAATGTATTCGAGACAGTATCTTTCGACTTCCGGACAAAAAAACATATACCGGGACAAAATCTAAATGTAACTGCCTTGCCTGCATGAAACCATGCGGGCTTTTTTTTGCCCAAAGAAAAAGCCCACCGAAGTGGGCCTTACAGCTATCATCATTTTTTATTAGGTGTGGTGCCGGGTGCCTCCCGGTAAGTCGCCGCCAGTCCACAGACGACTCGCAATGCGCAAAAAAACATATCAGACTGGCAATGCCCCTCCGCATAGGGGGATTCACCACGCCAAAAATTTAACATCTGATGAAACTCGTTTCAATGCTCTACGACGATGTGACAGGGGTACTGATGCAATGCATCTCGCGAATACCCCTGTCGTGTCGCCGGAAAGCAAAAAGCCCAAGGCGTTAACCTCGGGCTTGAATTCTTTGTGTGTCGACAATCGAAGCTATGGCGACGATATCAGATTTACATGAAATATATGCGTTTCAATCCAGTTTTGCAAGTCTGAAGTGATTAGCAAGTCTAAATGCTATATCGGCTCTTTTTAAATCATCATAGAGACCTAAATACTCCCGTTTTCCATCGATGAGAATCTGTGCCTGCCACTTTTTTGCTCTTTTGTTGTAATAAATACCCTTGCTACCTGATGTGTTATTTTTATAGATACCAGTGTTAAGAGAGTTAAGTTGGCTGGTTGCTTCTCTAAGATTGGCAATCCTGTTGTCGTCTCTTATTCTGTTTATGTGATCGATCTCTTTTTCTGGCATATATCCGTACACGTAGAGCCATGCAAGGCGATGAGCATGATAAAGTTTCCCAGAAATTTTTATTTGCACATAGCCAAGAGAATTTTTGCTTCCAGCAACGCTTCCTACAACCACCTTCTGCCTTTTCACTGCCCATGAAAACAAACCAGAAAAGGCGTCGTACTTAAGAATAGATTTAAGAGTTTCTTGGTCCATTACTTATATCCTCTCAAATCTAAATTTGTCGCCTTTTGTTGTGAACGTGATCGCGTAACCTGCAACAGGGCATCGCTATCAAGGCGCCGCAAGGTGGTTTTCATCTCCTCCCACCGCTCCGTAAACGTTTCTGACCAGTTCTTCGGGGTCACTCCTACCAGGGTGGCAAGCTTTTGGTATTCATACGTCTCCCGCCCTGCCAGTTCGGCTTTGACGTCCTGCGCTGCCAGCCAGATAAGCTGACGCAGGCGATCGACTGTTTTCTTTGCAATGCGCGCACCGGCCAGCTTCTCGCTGAATTGCTCCCATGCCCACCGGGTGATCGTCTCCTGGTGTTCCCAGCGGATATTGTCGCTGTAGTTCCAGAGCAGCCAGGCTTTCTGATGCTCTTCCAGCGACAGCAACGCGCGGCGCCATGATGCCGTTGAATATTCGACAGGCAGCACCAGGGCGATTGCTGACCCTTTGGCGCGCGACTGCTTCCCGGGCACCGGCGGATTACTCGGCCGAACCATTCTACCTGTCGCCGGATCGACAACCTTCATCCGTTTACTGCTACGCGCTGTCGCCTCAAACATCGCGTTTTCCGCAAAGGCTACCAGTTGCCCTTTCGTCGCACCGCTCAGATCGGCGG